TCAATATCATCGTAATTTTCACGAATATGTTCCAAAATATGATGTTCAATTGCCCATTTAAAAAAATTCAACTGTCCAATCGTGGTTTCAATCATGGTGTTTGCTAAAGAATCACACGGCAATTGAATTCGTTCCCATCTACAAAATGGATCAAATCTACGTTTGGAATAGGCTTTTAGTTTTAATTTGTAATCATTGTATACTTTGAATCGTACTGTTCCATCATTATTGAATGTGGGAATTTCATAAATAGTAAAATATTTCTTGGCATAATTGGTGACAAACCAATCAATAATACGCAATGATATATGAGTATTACCATTGACAATGGACAGAAAATGTTCCATATTTTCGGTATTCTTGTAAAATTCCATCAAATTTTGCATTAATAAATCATTTTGAGTATTCAATGAATTTGCATTGAATAATGGCATGATATTGTTTTTATAATACTGTATCATGCAAGAGGTTTTTATATCATAATCTGGTGACATAAAATTGATTTATAATACTTGACATCTTTATTCATCACAATTATCACAATTATTATAATGAGCATGACGACCTATGAAATGAAAGTACATATGACTGTATTGGCTCGTTTACATGACGAAGCCAAGGAACCTGATATTTTACCGGCAGATTACGTCAGAAGGGGCAGAGCAATCCAACGTATTTTGGATAATGTTGAAGACAAATTTGGTCTGGACACTATGGTACAAGTAGTTGTCAAAACCAGCAAACAAATCGGTAAAACATTGGCACCACTTGATATATCCATCGTTCAAAAACTCGTATCAAAGGGATGTATAATCAATAAAATACATAAGGTCGCTTCGTATAAAAAATAGAAATGTATTACAAAAGCATTGAATTAATATATTCATCTGGACTCCAATGTTGTCCTTTGGACATATGGTGGGCGTGCTTCGCACGCAACCTTGTACCCACGGATATCCATATTATTGTGGCATTTGTGGCATTTGTGGCATCTGTGGAATCTGAGGCATATTTTGTTTGTTATTCAATTGCGCATTGACTTTAGAATAATCTTGCACGTTGTAGGATACCAATATAATAAAAATAATAATAAATGGCAACAATACAAAAAACCAGGCGAGGGGTATTAAACCATTTGCACACATGAGATTCAATAAAAATACCCAAATCAATACTTTGATAATAAACCACATAAGTTGTACAGCAGTAATATCTGACGCAATCAACATAATAAACGTAATGAACGAAAAAATAATATACACATATGTTGGCATACAAAGAGTGTATCCACCTAATTGAATTTTTCCCATATTTGTGTTATGAAAAATATATATATCCCATATATTTTACACCAATGGTTTTATATTGGAAGAACCCGAATCCGTTTTTCCACTAACCACATTGATCGCATTTTGAGTACCTCCCGAGGAACCAAATCCCAACAATGAACCTGGGTTACCTCCTAAAAGAGGATCTTTATTCAACATTGAATGTGTCAACGATTGAAACATACCGCCGCGCATTTTTTTTCTTTTTCCACCTGAAATATTATTACGCGCAGACAAATTGGTACCAACTACTACAGGGTTTTGATTCAAAGGATAAATATTTCCACCTCTACTACTACGTCTACTACGTTTCTTCATGGTTTTTTTGTTACGTCGTTTACCTCCACCAAATTTCATACTACATCCACAACCACCTTTTTTTTTCATATTTGGATATTATACAATGTATTGACATATTCATCTGGGCTCCTACGTCGTCATTCATAATATGACACCGAAATTTCAGCTTTGTTTTCATTTCGGTTTGCATATTATTCAATATCTACATGAGTAAGAATATGACGACGACAACACATATTTTTTAATCCAATCGCATCCATGACTTCGGCTTCCGGTGTTTTTTTCACATTGTCTTTGTTGAGATAATGAATACGAAATATTTCACCACGTTCTTTTTCAGGAACCGAATTCGCAATTTCCGTCTTTTTCTTCAACACTTCCTCTTGGTAATAACGATATTTGTTTGCCAACACATTGCCACAGGTAAAACATTTTACAGGAATAATCATAATTAATACAAGTTCTTATATATTACTAATAAATATATATATGAGCAAGTATTCTAAATCAATTTTTATGGATATGGTATACGTAACGTAGTGAAGGATAACCACGCCTACTGAAGGACTACTCTGCTGCTTCGCAATAGCGTGGAGTCCAGAAGAATATGACTATAATATATCCATGTCGTTTTTTAATACATTCAATTCATTTTTGCCATTTTGTCATTCCAATATTATAATCAATCCGACAATTACCAGTGCCAATTTGAAGACATCTACTGCAAATAGTGTACAAATCTCCAATATTTATGGGAAATTTACGAGTTTGAATGTGATACGTACAGATTTAACGAATAATACGGTGTATAGTTTTATTGTTAATTTCACTACGAATGGAATGACTTATACAGATTTATCAGTATCACCAAATCGCTTATATTCCTATCAATTACAACCTATAATAAGTGGTGTTTATGGTGTAGTATACAATATTTCTGGAAAAATTGGCACTTTAGTAAATAATTATAATTTGATTGATACTACAGGATTGGTCATGAGCTATGGGTTTGATTTTATCATGTCTTCTTTGCCAGTGAGTTACACGATCCCATATTTATCCATTATTGATAAATCGGGAATGGTTATGTATTATGGATATGATTCTACGTCCGAAGCGATTCCTATGATTGGTTACGGCACAGTTTCATATTCAAATTCTGCCATTTCGGTATCTTTTGATTATACTCCTACTGTGTACTATCTTTCCGTAGCACGTTTGGTAAACGGAATTCCTATAGAACAATATAATATTTTATCACCGGGTGTGTTCCAATACACAGATCCTAGTAATGTTTTCTACCCTATCAATGTGTATTCGTATTCGTTTATTCCGTACAGCGCATCGGGTATTCAGGGAACGTCTTACACAACCATTGGCGTATCTCCCATACCTTTCATAAATACTGGACCTTTTTCTAGTAATAGTTCCGACATTTCGTTTGCATTATTCACATCTACTTCGTTTTATCAAGTTTCTATACGACGCTTATTGAATGGAAAACCCATAGAAACATATAATTTGTTGCCTTATGGTACCACGATTTATATTGATCCTAGTAATTCGTTTTTATCCGATGTGTCTTATTCGTATACGATGATACCTTACAATGTACTCGGTGTGGCAGGAACTATATATACCACAACCTTTGTATCACCTTTACCTTATGTGATAACCGGACCGATATCCTATAATAATTCCGATATTTCCTTTGCACTGTTTGGTGATTTCAAAACGGTGGCTATCGCAAGAATTGTCAATGGAATTCCCATAGAATCCTATCAATCTATTCCAAATGGTACTACGATTTATATTGATCCAAGTAATGTATTTTACTCTGTAAACATTTATTCCTATTCCATTCTTCCTTATAACAAATCTGGTGTAGTAGGAATATCTTATACAACAACACCTATTTCTATTTATCCAAGCATAAGTATAGGATCAGTAGGAAACATATGTGTGAATAATAATGATATTTCTTTCGCATTATTACGTTCCCTTACGTACAGTAACCTAAGTATATCAAGGTTAGTCAATGGACAACGTATTGAACCTTATCAATCTATTCCCTCCGTTCCAACGATTTATATTGATCCTAGTAACGTGTTTTACCCAGCGAACAATTATTCCTATTCTATCCTTCCTTATAATGCAGTTGGACAAACCGGAACCGAGTTCATTACAACACCAGTATCTACCTATCCTTCAGTAAGTACTGATTTACCCATAACAACATATCAGCGAATAACCGTCGGTTTGAACGGATATCCATCGTTTTATCAAATTGCGGTTCAACGTTTGGTGAACCGAATCCCCATAGAATCATTTAAATTATTATCTCCCACGTTGACCACCTTGTATACAGACCCTAGTAGTTCATTCTTACACGATATTAGTTATTCTTATGCAATCATACCGTATAATGCTGTTGGACAAGCGGGTAATCAGGTGACAACTGTAGCAATTCAGTATGTTATAAACTATGTGGTAGAATCAACCGCACCAATTGATAGTTATGGACTCCAAATGTTTTATCCGTTTAATTATACATCATATTCAGTGCCATATTCAACATCCTATAGTTCCATCATTGATACTTCAGGAATACTGTTCTATTACAGATTTGATGTCTAGCTAAATGAACCGTAGGTTCCTTTAAAACCTCCCTTTCATTGGGTATAGGGATCATGGTATATTATAGAGCGCACGATTCCACGCTATTGCTGCTATTGCTGCTATTGCGAAGCAGCAATAGCAGCAGCAGAGTCATCGTGCGCTCTATGCCGGAGAAATAGACGAAACCTCTTAGGTTCCGAATATTTTGTACCCTTTGGTCGTTTTTTTTCGTACTATTGGTTGGTTGGACTGATGCAATTTGTCGTGACATATCTTGCAAATAGACATCAAATTTGCGGTATGATTTTTATGTATATGATCAATGAATCCATGTGAATCGGCATACTGTTGATATTGGATATGATGAATTTCTTCCCCAATTTCTTGGTTACATATTTCACATATACCACAAATTTTTTTACGATTGTAATGAGAAGTCGTATGTTCCAAAGGACTCTTGGTTTTGGAAAAATAACGATTACGTAATTGATAGGCAGTTTCCAAAAATTCGGGATCCATATGCATGGATTTGGCAACTTCAATCCCGTAAGTTCCATTTCCGGGTCCGTCTTTCAACAAACGGTCATAGATGAGCATATCCTGTTCAGCATCATATATCACACTCATGTGTTTCACTGAAACGCGTTCTAAATTGGACATTTCCTGAAATTGTAATATTTCATGAAAATGTGTGGCAAACAAAAAGGTGGATTTATTTTCATATAATTTCATGATACCTGCCATAAAAATAGAAAGAGCCGATTCTATTTCGGTTCCTGAACATAATTCATCTCCTAATATTAAACTATGTTTATCAGACATTTTCAAAATCAAACGCAATTCCGACATTTCCACAGCAAAGGTAGAAAGTCCTTTGAATAAATTGTCGTTACCAAGAATACGAGAATAGATGGCATGATACGGACGATAAATAAATTGAGAACACGGTACATAACAACCACATTGGGCTAAAATAATGGCAATACCAATCGCACGTATCAAACTCGTTTTTCCGACTGCATTGGTTCCGTATAACAATATTCCTGAAGGATGAGTATCACCACCCAAAAACACATCATTGGTTACATAATGTTCTTGGGTTTGTATTTTTTCTATAAGAGCATGACGCAACCCATAGGCTTGAACCCACGAAGAATCTTTATCACCATCCTTACCTAGCACCGGACAACAATAATGATTTTCTTGGGCAACATATGCTTTGGTAAGGCTCACATCCCAATGAGATATTTGTTGCGCAATGGATTCTATGATTTCATACCAAGAATCTACAAGAACATTCAACACGTTTTTGTATTCATTTGCCATGGTTTCATTGATTTTAGATTCTATTTCTTGCAATTCATTAGCAGTTTCCTTTACCATCGGAATTTGTATTTCGTCATTACTGGCAGTGGCTTTGGATAGTTGGATTCCTTGTATCCACGGTAGTTGTTTCAATGGTAAACCTGTGGCGATGATTTCTTTCAAAATTATACCACGTTTTTTCGTAATTTGAAAACTAATCCCTCCCTTTTCTGTTTTATGCATACGCACACATTCGGTTTGCGAACCTTCTTTGATTTTGCCTTCTTTGGCTATCAGTTGATTCAATTGTGTTTGATAGGATTCCAACCTTTTCATACATATAGTACGTTTGTCCAATAAATGTGCTATTTCCGGAAATTGACTGGATTGTAAAATGGGTTGTTCAAAATCTTTCATGGATTGTACTCCCACACAGTTTTCCAAGACAAAATATTGTTCCAAGAAAGATAAAAAGGATTCAGTGATTGGAGTATGGGATAAATAATGCGTATCAATGTATGTCCATTCTTGCATGGTTTTGTGCATTTGGTAGATGGAAGACGGTGAAATACGTTTGGACACAATGAGCCGAGCCATTTTTTCAATATCTTTCATCGTATGAAGACGACGTCTCATGTCTCCTATGGCTTCTTGGTCATAGGTTTTTTGTATATGAGCAATATGGTCATATTCATGTTGAAGCCAAATTTCATCCGTGGTTGGATGTGTCAATTGATGATGAAATCGTCGTTTACCCATGGCAGTACAACAACGATTGATGAAACAAGAAATAGAGGACAATTTACGTGAATGATTGTGTGGTTTTTCATCGGGTATAATGTTCAACTGTTTCAACGTATGATTTGCCAATATCATTCGTTGGGAAGTATTTGTAAACGTGGGTAAATGTATTTTTTTGATCAAATCGGTGTTATGTTCACTTACAAAATTGATCAAATAGCAAAATGCTTGGGTCGCAAGGATATGTGTATGCAATTCTATACAGGTATGAAACACGTCATTGGAAAACCACGTGGACAATACATGGTCAATATAGGTTTGTTTGGTACAATTCTTTGCTTTCTTGGTAGTTTCCGTTTCTACAGGTTCTTGTTCTTTTAACCATATTTTATGAATAGGAATATGGGATTCAATACCCATGTATTTTATCAAAGGGTCAATAATATCTGAGGATATTTCGGATATGAAGATGATTTCACTAGGATGAATGGTAATCAGATGTCGTTCCAATTCATCAAAGGTAGTTGGACTCATTAGAAATGGTGTCTGATATTCAAACAAAAAGGATTCTCCGGTAAAGATATTTAACGAAGCAATTCCACAAAGGAAGTCGTCTTTTTTGCATTTATGAGACACTTTATCAATCCATATACATGTAATATGATTGGTAATTTTTGTATTGGATTCAGTATCATAGGCTAAATAAGTTCCTGGTGAATAGATTTCCTGTAATTTACGTATAATATTTTTTCCCTGTTTTTCTTGATCAAATACGACCACCGTAAATCCACCATCTACTAATTTTTGCACATATTTGTCCAATACATAATCTCGTACTCCTGCCATCACCACATGACATGAGGGAATGTATTGGATCCATTCTCGCAGTTCTCGTGCAAATGTTTTAGGACAAACCTTGGCGTGATACATTGGAAATGGTGGCAATTCTTGATTGGACGGATGATTACCTAATGTAATTTTTTTATCAGCGACGTTTAAATCGCAAATTTCAGAAAAGGAAGTAATAGGTGAGTATTCGTAGGTATCTTTGGTAGGATGACGAAGACCATATACCTCAAAAAACGCGCCAACTTGCAATAATACAATAGTATTGTTCCCATATTGATATTGATATTGCCTGGTCAATTTAAAATAATCAATGACAATGGAAGATATTTCTGTAGTATCGTTCATTTTGTTTGTACATAGAATCATATACAAATAATTTTAAGTGGTTTACATGAAACCTATATTTCATGAAAACAATCATGTATTCGTAAAAAATGAAGGACAAATCGGAGCATTACACATCAAATGACCGATACTTCCTCCTTTTTTCATGCGGCGTCTACGAGAAGAAGAATGTTTCTTGGTTTTGTTGCGATATTTTTTGTTTCTTCTTGTTCTGGACATGTATACATTCTCTTGGTAATTTATTTATTGTGTTTACGTGTTTTACCGCCTTTGGCACTTTTAGTACCTTTGGCGGCATTGTAAGGACCCTTGGCATCTTTCATAGCATCCTTGAATTTGTACGTTTTGTTGGTACGTTTCTTATCTTTGTAAAATTTAGTTACGAATTTTGACCAAGCGTTCATGATGAATTGTATATATACATATTGTTATTTTTTTATAAGTGGGGACGAAAGCTTTTCTTTCGGCGCCTCCACTACGTTCCTCGGTACAACCTTCGGTCGCTGACCCGGCAACGTCCCTTGTCCTACGATCTTCTTCAGCTTTACAGGTGTAAGAAGATTCGTCTATTCAGTATATTTGTCACCCCTCTTTGACAAACAACAATGAATACATCGTGACAAGAAATAAAATGTGATATAAAATACAATCGCATGGGCAAACGCATGTTTTACAATATATCCTTTTTCCGGAATGTAGACAAGTGTACCAGGAATGGTAAAGAAAAACAAAATAGTTGCTAAAATACTGTATATTAATTGTTCTGTAATTGATATTTCTTCTGTCATTTATATTTTATTGTGAATAAAATATAATTGTCTAAATACTAGGAATAAACTCCCAATCCAAATCATTACACACTTTTTTCCAGATTTGGTCCTGCTCTCTTTGTTTATCCACATCTTTCATCAAAATAATATACGGCAAATATTGGGTTTGGTCTAATAGTACACACAATTGATACAATGTATAGGTATAATTGAAAAAATTGGTACGATTGACTGGACAATGCAATGCCCATGGTTTTTGTATTTCAATAAACAGTACACACAATGTTTCATGCAATTCTTCGTTCATAATCGGTGGTTTGATTCCAAAAATAGAATTAATGTATTGGATATGTTCAAAATATTTGTTCAACCCCAATTTACGTAATATATCACGCATCTTATCATACGTCAATAATTTGATATCGTCAATTCTTTCCTTTTTGATTCGGGCACGAATGGCTTCTATGACTTCTTCCGGAATTTGAGTGGTTTCTTTGGCTTGAAATTGTGACAAAATTTCTTTGAAATGATTGAGACGAATGTATGCAGTATAGGATACTTCGTTCGGTGGTTCTTTGTTTGCAGGTTTCGCATTGTCAATAATATGGGTAATAAAATAACCACATTGCATATTATTACAAATCAAAATACCTTCTTCGTCTTGGGGGATCAGTTCTCCACAATTGCATTTATCACACACATCGGAAGGAATCATAAAATCTTGAATGTTCATGATTTCATTGTTGACATTTTTCCAATAATTTTGATACATGTTTCTTGCGCCTTGGTATTTTGCACTAAACAAATTGGAAGAATCATTGGTAATGCCTTTAATTTTGAAATATTGATTGAGAATATTGACATTTTGGGAACCACCACCTTCGGAAATGTCCTTTTTATGCTCAAAATATTGGAATATATATTTAGAATTTTCCAAAAAATAATGTTTTTTCTTGGTACGTAATAACATAATTTGTTTCTTGGTGAATTCAATCTTGTCCATAATTTCAAGATATTCTTCCAAATTTTTGTTCAGGGCATATTTTTTTAGTAATTGTTTGTATTCATGTACGTTTTTTTTTAAATTTGGAATGGTTTCTTGATCTATCCGATCAAAACTTTGTAGCATTTCTGTATGTTTTTCGTCTATGGTATTGGCTGTATACACTTGACGTTTGGATACTGCGGAAGATGTAGATGCAGGACGTAATTGTAACAAAGATTCATGAGGTTTTTGTCGGTTCATGTTTTTACTATAGGATAATGATTACTGTTTATATGTAAAAACCAATGCCTCCAGTTCTAAAATACTGAAAATGAATTTCCGAATGAACCACTAAATGAACTGGCGGTGAAAGATTCTACCGTACCTAATTCTCGTTCAATCACATTATCAGATTCTAATATCATTCTTATTCCTGATTCACGCAAATACTCTTTCGTAAAATAGGAAGCAATATCAAGGCGATAACTGGTAATAACATAATGTGCCAGTAGATTATATGCTTCAAGTTTGGTATCCATCAACATTTCCAAGTCAAACCCCGATGTAACGACAGCTTTATGGCGTGTTTTTAATCCTTCTATATATTCAGCGAATTTGAAGGAATGAAATGTGTTATTTAATAAATTTCCATAATATATGTCATTTTCCTTGTTGATATTTTCTGGACCTGTATATAATGGAAGTACAAATTTTTTAAATACGTATATTACATCTCTCTTTGTCCGTGAACATACAATAGGACCGGTTGCCGAGTCATCTTGTGTAACAACTAACTTATCTGGTTCGGAGTTCTTCACTTCATCCGATGAAGTTTGGTCAGAGGGCAGAATGACTTCGCACAGTGACAGAAGGTCACTTAATACAACTAACTCATCCACCGGTTCTGGTTGTTTACTAACCACCGATGTTGTAATAGTATCTTCTATAGGATGAATGGTATTCGTAGTTACATCTTCACCATTACTATTGGTTTTTTTACAATTAGCTTCCGATAATTGTTCTATATGCGCAATGGTCGCTTGGACATTCGTAAAGTGTTCAAACATGACTTTGGACAATTCCGCCGGGGTAATGATTCCTTCTTGGAGCACATAAATGCGTTCAATGTCTTCTTCCGATAGTTTGGTATCATAGAAAAACTCAATCATATCCTTGACAGTAGTATTGGAGCAATTACGAAACTTGGCGATGACATCAATTCTTCCTGGACGAAAAGTG